ATGCTCCTCATGCCGGGTCTCAAAGCAGCATGATTTCACTTTCTAAAATGCAGGCGAGAGAGACGGCAACTCACGAGGCCCATACCCTCGGGAACACGGTTCAATTCCGTGGCCTGCTACCAATTTTTGCCAGTTCACGCATTGCGGCGGGGTTTGTTTTCTCTGGTTATTCATACGCGCTGGCCGTAACCGCATTAAAAGCGGCCTCTGGCAACTCTCTCCTCGCATGAAGTCCTACGACGACGAGCCAGACCGCGACACGAAGTATTGGGTAGGCCAGCTCACCGAAGCCGCCACCGATGGCAGTTGGTTCTCCGCCGTGCGCAGCCGGAACTACGACACCCGCATGTCGCTCTGGGACGGGCAGTCCTCGGATGGCAAGAAGTGGGCTGAAAATCTGGGCAAAAACCCATTTCCATGGAATGGGTCGAGCGACAGCCGCATCCGCCTTGCCGATCTGGTCTGCAACCGCGAGACCCAGCTTTGCCTCACCTCCACCTTCGCCGCCCGCCTGCAAATGATGCCGGTAGAGTCCACCGACGCCATGTCCCGCACCGCCGCTGAGTCTGTGCTGAAGTGGATGCTCTTCACCCACTGCGCCTCCGACCTCCGGCGCGAACTCGAACTCGCCCTCAACATCCGCGCCACCTACGGCCTCGCCATCATGGGCGTGTTTTGGAAAACGACAACCCGCATCGAGGAAAAATCCGTCAGCCTCGAAGACATCATCCTCATGGCCCAAGAGCAGGGCGACCCAAACTCTCCGCTTGCCATGCTCATCGGCGCAATTCTTGACCCGCTCCAAGAGGAAGTGGCTATCGAGATGGCCGAGCAATTCGCCCCCGGCACCGGCACGGCCGCCAATATCCGCAAACTCCGCGAAGGCGGCACCGTCGAATACACCGAGCCCTACATTTTCGAGAGCAAGCCCGAGTGGACGGCGTTGGAGCCTTTCAACGACATCATTTTCCCCACTGCCACCTACGACCTGCAACGCGCACCCTGGATCGCCCGCCGCGAAATGGTGACTTGCGAGGAGCTGGAGGAACGCACGCTCACCGAAGGCTACCCCTACGAATTTTACGAGAAGGCCGAAAACCACAAAGGCGCAAGCCTCTGGCCCGTCTATTCGCAGCAGAACCACAACCGCCGCGACTCGATCCTCTGGCAAGACCACCGCGACCTGGTGGAAATCTGGCATGTTTACAGCAAGGAGACGGATGAGAAGACCGGCGCGACAAAGGTCATGTGCCGCGTCATGCACCCAAATGTGGACATCTTCGCCAAGGAAGAGATTTCCCCCTACTCACACGGCGAGTATCCCTTCATCGAGCTGGCCCGCGAGCGCGTGAGTCGGTGCATCCTCGAAGCCCGTGGCATCCCCGAGATCGTTTCGACGATGCAGGCCGAAATCAAGACCCAGCGCGACTACCGCACTGATCGCGCCGGTATCGCCATACTTCCCCCAATGCGCATACCGAGCAATAGGGGGAAACTGGACATCGTGCTCGGCCCCGCCGTGCAAATACCCGAACGCCGCCCAAATGAGTTTGGCTGGATGCAGCCCCCACCGTTTGACCAAGGCACCATCGAGATCGAACGCGCCGTGCGCCGCGATGTGAATGAATACTTCGGCATGGCAGGCGAGGGAGTCGATCCCAACTATGTCGCCCTCGTCACCCAGCACACGGTTGATCGCTGGCTCCGCGACTTCAAAGCCATCGTCACGCAGACCTATCAACTCATGCAGCAATACATGCTGCCGGTGCAAATCCTCCGCGTCTCAGGCGGGCAGGCTCTCCCCTTCCAAGCCGACCGCGAAAGCATCCAAGGCAAGTTCGACCTCATCATTGATTGGGACGCCAAGAACCTCGACGCCGAAGCCCTCGGCGTGAAGCTGAACTACATCTCCCAAGCCATCGTGCCGATGGATGTCGCCGGAGTCATCGACCGCGCCGGGCTCGTCAAATTCATCATGGCCGCCGTGGATCCAAACCTCGCCGATATTTTGGTCCGCGACCCCGGCCCCGCTGCCGCCATCGAGGCCAACGAGGAACAACTGGCCTACACCAAGATTGCCGCAGGCACAGAGCCCGAGCTACCCGCCGAGGGGCAAAACCACCAGCTCCGCGCCCAAGTCCTGCAAGGAATCATCCAAGCCAACCCCGCCGTGCAGCAGCGCTACCAGCAGGATGAGATTTTTCGGAACATGATCGATGCCCGCATGAAGGGGTTCAACTTCCAACTCCAGCAACAGCAAAACGCCCAGATCGGCCGCCAAGGCACACTGCCAGCGTTGCAACAAGGAGGCCCGCAATGAAAGCCACCCCCTACCGCACCGTCCGCGATGGCGTGATCTCCCGCATGGGCATCGATCCCGACCAGCCGCTCATGGCCTCGCAAGCCACGGCTCTCGCGGAGTATCTCACCACCGCTGCCGCGACGGCTTGGACATTTTTCGATTGGCCGGATGTCTATCTCACCGAGGCCCGCACGCCGGTGGGCGAGGGCTACGCGCCGGGGCTGTATACCTACGAGTCGGATTATGTCGGCACGACCTCTTACATTGGACGGGCCTTGCAGGGCTCTCAATTTGCGGACCCTGTTTGGCGCATCAAGCGCGTCACCACGACCGCAGCGGGCGATATGCTGAATATCGACACCGCCGTGGATGTCGCGTGGAACGACCGCACGACCGCGACCTACATCGAGACCAGCACGAATGCGCCTGCGGAGGAGTTCATTCCCTACATCCCGCTGCTGGCTCCAGGCCAGAAGGCCATTGGAAATGTGCTGAAGGTTTATGACATCAAGCCCGACGAGGGCCGCGTCACGCTTTCGCTGGATTTCGTCGTCACCGAAGACCGCATCCTCATTACCGATACGGACTACATCTCCGGCCAAGTCTGGGTGGAGTTCTCGCTGCCTCAGCCGAAGTTCACTTCGACCGCATTCAACTCCTCCACGGCTTACGCAGCGGGCGATCTCGTTTACTACAACACCACCGGCGATTGCTACGAGGCCATCGCCGACACGACCGGCAATCTCCCGACGAATGAGGAGTTCTGGCTACGCCATCGCATCCCGGCATTCCTCGCCGACTACCTCAAGTTCTACGCTCTCGCCGAGACGCTTTCGGAGGACGGCCAGATGGACAAAGCCAACTACCAGTTCTCCCGCGCCGAAGGCATCCTCCAGCAAAGAATGGACGACGCCTGGCTGCGCAAAGGCGAGGTCCGACGCTACTCCGCCAGCTTCCAATAACCACCCCCTTGACACCCTTCACCATAATTAAATTAACGACATGAGCAACCCCACCATTCAGATCGCCGCTCGCAGTTCCTCAGGCATCGTGCAACCCGTCCAAGCAACTCCTGATGGGGCTCTGCGAGTCACCACAGGATTTCCTCTTCCTCTTTACGATGCCTTCAGCATTGTGCGTGTTGGCTCCACAAATAACACCGACTACACGCAGTATTCTTTCGGCGGCACAGCGGTGGCTCGCGTGAAGGTTACCTACTTTGGCGGCACGCCGACTACGGATAACGCCTCGATCTCCGGCTCGTTTATTCAGTTTCCGCCTTTCGCATAACATGGGACAAATCGCCTTTGATCCATTGACCGGCAGCATGATTTCGACTACTGCGCAAAACGCGCAGCTCGACTCCTCGGGCCAACTCTCTGGCGATCTGATTCCGAGCGATTTTGACGATGTGCAGCGCTTTGACAATCTCGCTGCCTTCCCTGCCGAGGGCGTCGTAGCCCGCATCTATTTTGCTGCCGACAGCAACCTCCCATACCGATGGGACCCACCCACACTTTCCTACCAGCCCATCGTCGCCGATTCGGACGGCGGTGAGTTTTAGGACCACCCCGCAGTAACAACCCCCCAAAACACTAAATAATATGCCCTCAAATATTCGCATCAAACGCAGACTTACCGGCGCAGCCGGAGCCCCATCCAGCCTCCTTGCAGGCGAGCCAGCCTGGAATAAAGTAAACGAGGTTCTCTATCTCGGTTCCGAAAATTCCATCGACGCAGTAGCAGGCCGTGGCGCAGTCGTCATGCTCGACGGCGCACAGACCGTTGCAGGCGTCAAAACCTTCAGCGACACCATCACCGGCTCCGTCTCTGGCAACGCAGGCACAGCCACCGCGCTCCAGACCGCCCGCGACATCTCGCTCACTGGCGATGTCACAGGCACAGCCTCTGCTTTCAACGGCTCGGCCAACGCCTCCATCTCCGCCACTCTGGCCAACAGCGGCGTCTCCGCAGGCACGCACACCAAAGTCACTGTGGACGCCAAAGGCCGCGTCACCGTTGGTGCAAACCTCGAAGCCAGCGACATCCCCACGCTCACCGCGTCCAAAGTCTCCGACTTCGACACACAGGTCCGTTCCAGCCGCCTCGACCAGATGGCCGCGCCAACCGCGTCCGTTTCGCTCAACAGCCAGAAGATCACCGGCCTCGCCGAGCCCTCGGCCTCCAGCGACGCTTCCACCAAAGGCTATGTGGACACAGCAGTCAGCAACCTCGTTGACGGCGCTCCCGACCTCCTTAACACGCTGAATGAAATCGCCGCCGCGATTGCCGATGACGCGAACTACGCGACGACCGTGACCACCGCCCTGGGCACAAAATTGGTCAAGTCCAGCAACCTCAGCGACCTCACCGACGCCTCGGCTGCCCGCACAAACCTCGGACTCGCCATTGGCACCAATGTCCAGGCTTACGACGGCACACTCGCCGCCCTCGCAGGAGTCACCGTAGCCGCCGACAAGGTTATCTACGCCACCGGCGCGGATCAGTTCAGCACTGCTGACCTCTCCAGCTACGGCCGCAGCCTCATCGACGACGCCTCCGCCTCCGATGCCCGCACCACGCTCGGCCTCGGCAGCATCGCCACACAAGCCGCAAACAATGTCGCCATCACCGGCGGCAGCATCAGCGGCGTCACCATCGACGACATCACCGTCGATGGAGGAACTTTCTAAAGTTCCCCTCCCCCCACAGCGGTGGCGCGGTCCATCCCGCGCCATCGCTCCACGGGGCCCCTGCGTAAAACTTAATCCTTAAAACTTAAAACTTCTCCATGGCCACGGTCCTCAAGCTCCTCCGCAGCACGGTTCCCGGCCGAGTCCCCACCGCCGCGCAAGTGGCCCAGGGTCAACTCGCCCTCAACCTCCCCGACCGCCGCCTCTACAGCAAAGACCATAACAACGAAGTTTTCCGCATAGCCCGCCCCCGCGACCCAAGCGACTACCAGCTCCTGCACGCTGCGGACGGCAACCACCTCTACCTCGGCCGCCTCGCCTGGGCAGACTTCCCTGCCTCCGGCCCCGCCGAGGACTCCACAGCCTGGACCATCTACAAAATCACCACCAACTCCGCCGGGGATGTCCTCTCGGAGCAATCCGCCACCGGCCAGTGGTCATCCAAACAATCTCTCACTTACAGCTAAAACATGATCGCAAACGCACTCCCTCGCCCGCTCACCGCAGGCTCAGTTGACAACGCCATCCTCCGCGCCGACGGCACGGACGGCACAATCCTGCAAACCTCCGGCCTTATTGTGGACGATGCCGTCGTGCCATACTCCGTGACAGGCGATGCCGCCACGGATGTCATCACTGCGACCGGTCATATCTACACGGCAAACCAGACCGTCATTTTTAGCGCCATCACCGGTGGCGCGGGGTTGTCCGCAAACACCGTCTATTTCGTTTGCAACCCATCTGGCAACACCTTCCAACTCTCGACCACCAGCGGCGGCGCAGCCATCAATTTCACGACCAACATCACTGCCGGATCGGTCATCGCAATACAAGCCAATGTGGCTATTTCGCAAAACACCACCGAAACCAACTCCGCGCTCGTCCTCTCGCCAAAAGGCACTGGTGCGTTGATTGCAGGGCCGAAACCTGATGGCACAGCGACTGGTGGGAATGCGAGGGGAGCAAATGCTGTGGATTTGCAAACGAAACGATTGGCTGCAAACAATGTAGCGTCTGGAGCAAGTGCAGTTGCGATTGGGGAAAGCAATGTTTCGTCAGCAACAAATTCAGTTGCGATTGGCGTTGAGAATATAGCTTCTTCAAGTTATGCAACTTGCTTTGGGGTCGGAAATACAGCGTCTACAGGTGCGCAGTCATCTGTTTTAGGCGGTCGTTCAAATATTGCAAATGCGATTGGTAGCGTTGTAGTTGGAGGAGGGGCATCTGCTGTTGGGAACCAGGCATCTGGCGAATATAGCGTAACATTGGCTGGTCGTCGGGCACTAGCGGATAGGTCAGCAATGTTGGCTCATGCCAACGGAGCATTCAGCGCACTTGGAGATGCCCAACGCGCCCGGTTCGTGCTTCGCAACAAGACGACAACAAACAGCGCAGTCGAGCTATTCTTGGACGGCTCCTCGACCCGCCTCACAATCCCCAGCGGCAAGGTTTTGGCTCTGACAATAAACATCTGTGGCATTAGCAGCACCGGAGCCGCAGTTGCACACTACATGCGCCAATACGCTCTCAAGAATGTCTCTGGAACCTGCACGGAGGTTTACGCCCCAGTCACCATCGGAACCGATAACGCCGCAGGAACCAGCATTGCCTTAAGCGCATACGATGTTGGAGCCGTAGAAGCCCTCCGCGTTCAAGTCACCGGCACAGCCTCCACAATCTGGCGATGGGTCGCCTCGGTCGATGCAGTCGAAATCGCATACGGAACTTAACCAAAACCACACCATGAGAACATACGGACTAATCTATCCAGACGGACGCAAAGAACTTGCCAGCATCGTTTTGGACGAAAACGACGAGCCACGCATCGACACCATCCGCCCATACCCTTGCCCGGAGGATTGGGTCGATCCGCAAATTGTCCCGCTTGTCAAAATCGAGCAACCCGAAAGCGGCGACTGGGAACCGAACATCGTCTGGTTCGCAGATCACATCGAGCGCCAGTGGCTTCCAGCTAACTCCTAACCAAACACGACCATGCCAAACGAACTCAACATCGCCCTCGCCACCACCGGCCTCACCGTCACCGCCCAGCCCTACCAAAACGGAGCCGCCGTAGGTTCTGCCATCTCCTGCCCAGAAACCAGCAGCACCGGATTCTACTCTGGCAACATGGCAGGCAGTGCCGGAACATACCAAATCGCATTCCGCGCCGCCGGAGCCAATGTCGGCAGCGGCAGCATCGTGTGGGACGGCACAAATGAAGTCGCCACCAGCACCCTGACCGCGCCACAGGTTCGCACAGAGCTATCTACCGAACTGGGGCGCATCGATGCCGCTATTTCATCAAGGCTCTCGCCGTCGGGAACGCTTGCCGTTGTGACCACTCTCACCAACGCGCCGACCGTCCCAAGTGCAACCGATATTGCCACACAGGTTCGCACCGAACTTGCCACCGAGCTGGCCCGAGTCGATGCCGCCGTGAGCACCCGCCTCGCAGGCAGCTCCTACACCGCACCAGCAAACAGCGACATCTCGGCCATCAAAGCCAAAACCGACAACCTGCCCGCCTCACCAGCAGCAACCGGAGACATCCCTACAGCCGCACAGAACGCCACGGCCGTCTGGTCCAAACCGGCAAATGAATTGACGGTGGCAGACTCCATCGGTGAACGCGCAAAGCAACAAAGCACGGTAGCAATTACTGGCGCTCAACTCGCAGCCGCCCTCAGCTAATGGACACCCACCAAGCCACAGCCTCCTTCACCGGCCTCATCGCTACGGCGACGGGGCTCACGGTGTCCATGCTCCCAGAGCTCGAAGCCTGGCTGCGCATCGCATCGCTCGTCATCGGCTGCCTCGTCGGCCTCGCCTCCCTCTACGCAATCCTCCGCAACAGAAAACACCCCCATGAATAACATCCTCTCCCGTCTCCAAGAGAAATCAACCTACGCGGGCCTCGCCGCCCTCCTCAGCGCCTTCGGCCTTGTCATCGACCCCGCCTTGTTTGGCCATGCCAGCACGATCCTGATCTCCCTCGTTGGCCTCTACGAAATTGTCCGCCGGGAAAAGAAGTAATGTTGCACCCCGCCCAGATCGTCACCGGCCTCCTGGCGACCGCGTTTGCCGTAGGAGCCCTCCTGCTCCTCGGTGGATGCAGCACGCTGGGCATCTCGCTCCAGACGGACTACGGGCAATTCAGCTACACGCTGCCGGAGCTGCCCAAGCCGACTTCCTCAAAATGACCCATAAATTTTAATCCTCCTGATGCTCCCCCCGAGCCGCCCACAGCAAGCAAAGTCCAAGACGCAAGCCCTGCTCACCAAGGCCCGCGTGGATGATGCCGTGGCGCTTGTGGG